AGTGGGAGAACCTGAAATGACACTCGACGAGTATTTGGACGCGATGAAGGCAGCAATCGACGCGCCCAGCGACTACCAATTGGCGAAGCGCCTACAGATCAGCAAGCAGACAATCAGCGCCTACAGAACCGGAGCACAATGGCCCGACAATTACGTCGTCATGAAGCTGGCGATAGCCCTGCAGGCAGACCCGGTGGCCGTTCTGGCCGATCTGGAGAGCCAGCGCGAGAAGCGACCGCAGCGGGCGGAGTTCTGGCGGTCTTTTCTCTCGCGTGCCGTCCCGGTGGTAGTCCTGGCGGTCACGCTGGCGTGGAGTTCTACCGTCATTTCGCCCGCCGCAGCCGCAAGGATTTCTGGCGCGTCGAGTAGCCGCTATGCCAAACGAGTGCGGATAATTTCGGATTTCGTTAAGCGCAAGCTATCGAATGCCGGTAGACGATTGCAAGAAATCATGAAACCCCACTGGCCCCACCTTGCGGCATGGACGCTCCCGCTTTCCCTTGGCCCTTTCCCTCCCGTGGCTCCGCCAACCGCGAACGCTTGAGAGACGGCGCAAGCGCCGGAATCAACGCAGACCCACAAGAACCGATCGCAGCAAGCCAAGCATGACGAAGGGCGAGCAAGGTGAATCGAGAAGAAGGAAAAAGCGGTTTTTAGGACGCGATCGACCGTGACGGCACCCGACGCGAGACTGACGCGACAGGACCGGCGAAGGTGCCCGAGCGCTCGAACCACTGCCGACGGCACCATCCAGGAACCGCGAGCCGCAGCAGGCAGGGAACGCACCCGGCGCAGCTTGGCAAGGGTGCAGGGCAAGGTCCGCGAGCTGTCGGCCTGCACGGGGCAGAGCAGAACCGCCGCCGTCGAATGCATAAGCAGACCCCGGACGGCGAATTTATGGGCCAGACAAGCACGCGGTCAAACGAGCGTTTGACTGCTAACGACGCTTCCATGCCATTATGACACACGCGTTAGCTGGCACGCTTCCTGCTTGCCTTGCTAAGTCATTGATTCTACGACGTTTTACGGACTACCTGGTAGTCCATTGTCGTATGCATTCGGAATTGTCCGAATACTTGACTCCAGATCGGTGGATACTTGCTTTCCACCTTGCCGCCGCCGCAATCAGCCAGCCGGCCTGCCAGCAGCGAGCGCAGCTGGCTGCCGCTGGCCGCTGGCGCGCCCATCGACAGCCAGCCCGCCCGATTCTGAGATGCCGTGCCCCGCCGAAGCGCCGACCACGCCCACGGCTGGCTCGTCCGATCGGCTGGCAGACTTCGCCCCGCTCGCCAGCCGCTCGCCCCCTTCGCGTTCGACATCCGGCAGAAAATCCAGGAACGGCGGGTGATCCATCCACTGCCGGCAGATATCGACCGAAACGCGGTACAGCCCGCCCCGCTGATCGTAGCAGCGACAATCCGAACGACTGGCAACGCAACCCACCGGATAAGGAACCGCTTTGACCTGAGCCAGCGACTCATACGCCGGCGCCGTGTGCGCCAGCCCTTCGACTGCCGGGACCCGAGCCGCGACGTAGCCCAGCGCGGCCCGTTTCCCATCATGCCCGGTAACCGGAACGCCCGCCCCAGCCGGACCCGCAGGAACGATCGCCGCCTTTTCCGGCTGCTGCCGCTCGTGCAACCGCTGATACAGGAAACCCCCGACCGCCAGAGCGACAACCACCAGGACGCCCCCGAAGACCGCCGCACGCGGAATGCGCCTAACCTTCGCCGTGTGAATCTCCGCGCTGCGATAGAGCTCGAAGACCTCCCTTGGCGGTGAGTAACGAACCCTTTCCGCAAGCTGCCGAGATGACGACTCCGAAGGCTCCCCGATAGCACCATCCCAGAAAAGCAGGAACGCTCCGTAGGCCGTCGAATGCACGTGGTAATGACGATTGACCAGCTTCCGGACGGCGCTATCAAGCAGTCCCGGATGCTGCGTGACGAGAATCACGTCGACCCCGACATGCCGACGCGTCGACAACGCAGCAACGTGAGCCGGAACCTTGCTGCCAATCGTTCGCGGTGGATACACACGCTGCGCCTCGTCGACGACCAGGACGCAGCCCTGCGGCAACCGGAAATAAGCGAGCTCCAGCGCCGCATCTTCCGGAGCGGGCCGCATTTCGCACCAATCCGCAACCGGTGGCGCCACATCGTGGACCACACCAAGCTCCGGTATCCCGTGGACCAGGAGCTGCCGCCCGGAACTCCGCCGCAGCCAGTCGACCACAAGCGCCGTCTTCCCGCTCCCGGTGGCCCCGGTGACCAGAGTCAGCCCCTGGGAGATGCCCGCATGCCTCACGGCTTTTTGCCGAGCCGAGCGACAGCTACCAGCGCGGCCCGTGCAGCCAGCGCGCCGAGCATGATTCCGACAGCGCCGGAAAGCCCGGTCAGCTGCGCGAACCGCAGCACGATGTCCGGCAGACCGTTCCACAGCCCCAGCACTTCCGACCGAACGCTATCCGCCAAAGTTTCGACGCCCTGATACGTCAGCCAGACTATGCCCAGGGACCCGAGAACACGGGCCACGATCGGCCCGACCATCGCAAGCAACCACGCAGCAAGGTTACCCATTGCGCAGACCCCCAACGACGAAAACCCCGGCCCCAAGCCAGGCAAGCGCTAGCACGATCGGCCTGAGATAATCCGCCAGCTGGCAAGCGTGAGTCAGCGGCACTTCCCACTGAAGCACCTGGACGGCCGCAGGACAAGACGCACTCCCCGGCAGAGTCACCGGAGTGATGCCCGTTGCACCGCCGCCGTCCTCGTCATCCACACCACCACCCGATGCCGGCTCGCCAAGGCAAGCTTGCCCATACGGGTCAGTCTCGCAGGCAGTCTTCCCCGTACCAGTCATCCCGCTACCCGTTCCCGCCGTCGTGCTCGTCGTCGTCCCGTTCGTCTGCCCGCCCGCAGAGCCGCCGCCTGCATGCGTGATCGTGGTCGTCGAGTTGCAGGACCCGCCCGTACAGACCTGCGTCTCAACGGTTTTCGTCGTGCCGCCAGCCGGACCCGTCGAGTTCACTTCCTGCCGCTTCGTCGTCGTCGCCTGATCCACGCACACGACCGTATTGTTCACCGTACCGAACGCCTTACCCTGCGATATGCAGTTCGCCTCCGGCGTATTCGGCTGCACAACGGAACCCGCGCCGCAAGTCGCGCCCGTCGCTTTGTGGTCCCCGTAGGATTGCCACTTGCCGTCCGGCCCGCCGTAACCTTGGATGCCGTTCCCGTAGTCAGAAAGATCAACCTCGCAGCCGTCAACGCACGTGGTAGCCGGCACGGTAGCCCCGCTGCCGGTCAAGTAGCTGAAGCCCTGCCGGATGGACCAGAACCCGCCGCCCGGACGGACATACAGCCCCGCGACGCACGACTGACAACTGCCCGTCGAAGGGTTCCGGAACTCCGGCGGCACGCAGTCTGGCCGGGTACACGTCTGCCCGCTCAAGGTCCAACTCTGCCCCGACGGGCAGGACCAGGCCGAGGCGCAGGTGTACGGCGCGGCCCCTTGAATGTTGCCCCCAAGCGGGCAAGAGTAATCCTGACGGATCAGCCCCGACCAACCAGACCCGCCGTTGTTATCCCACGACGGCCCATTGCAGCCCACCGTCTGCTGCGCGCCGTTGGTATTGCCGGCAGTCCACACGGGAGTCGCCCCGCCACCTTGCCACTCAATGCACTTCGAGTAGTAAGCGCGAAAAGCCGCCAGCGCCGCCGCCCAAGTCGCACCGCCGCCGCCCGGCCCGGTATACCACACCGACGCCGGACCTCCGGGCGTGGCCGGGATGCTTTCCGCCCGCGCTGGAACCAGCCAAACGAACGCCAGAACCACACCGAACGCGAACCACGCCACCAACCGAAAGAGCCGCATCATCATAGCCGCCCCACCAGAACCCCAACCCCGACGAAAACCGCCAGGAAGCCCGCCCACTGCAGAAATGCCATGTCCACGTCAGAACCTCCCAAGAGCGCGAAGAACCATGCCCAGGACGACGAGCGCGATCGCCGCTTGTTCGTATGCGACAACTGGCCCTTGCGTATCGCCCCACTCAGACGGCCAAATAGTCCCAGCCGGGCAAGTTGAAGACATCATCAGGTTACTGCCCATCACAGAATAGGAACCCCCGAAGGGTCGGCGGAGTATCTCGATTGTCCCGGCCCCGAAGGCAGTGCCATGACCGACCAACCAGCAATAGTCGCCCCCAGTGCCGCACCCGCCCTCACGGTGCGCCAAGGCCCAGGAGCAATAACCCGGAGCCGGAACATACGCTTGCGGATCGCCGCCGCCAGGAGCGCCAAACGCCGGAGCAGCCGGAGCACCGAAGCCCGGACCGGACAGCGCCGGCATTACCGGAGCTGGCGTGCCAGGACGACAGCGCCCCAGCAGACCAGGAGAACCGCCGCCGCAGCCAGACCCACCGCGCCCCCATCGAGAACCGCGCCCCCCACATCGCACGTGGCGACGCCGGTACTACTGATCGGCGGCGCGCCGCAGGCAACGCCACTGCGAACCGCCGTTGAACTGAGAGCAGCCCGGCAGTAGCGCCACCCGAGAGCCGCATCTTTGTAGAAGTAGCTTTCGTAAGTCGTGCTGCCGGGGGTATAGGTCGGCGGCACGGCCCCGAGAACAGCGTCCTGCCATTGCTCGAACGTCGGGTGACAGACGCTGCCCCGAAGATAGCCCATGCCGCCCCCGCTCGATCAGTGCAGCTGCTTGCGGATGAAGCGGAAAACCAGCAGCGCCGCCACGACGACGATCATGGCCGTTGCCACGGTCGACGCGTCGGTCTTGATGAGCGTGATTGCATCCGTCACGTCGGTGGGAACGGCGGCGAACGCGGAGAGCGGAGCAACGGCGACGACTGCGCCGGCGAATTTCTTGAACATGGTATTACCTCCGAAAAACCCGCCGCACCATTGCGGCAGGGAAGGGCGAATGCGCCCCCGACAGCCCCGCAGGCTGTCAGTGAAGCACTCACGCTGCCAGAGCCGACACTTGCCGGACTTCCACCTGCCGGACGACCCGTGACAGCGCCTGGACGTTGCACGGCGTACTCACATCGAAGCCCCACGCCGTCAAAGCCTTGCGCGTCCGATAGAAGGTCGCTTGCGACATCAGCGACCGAAGGTCGGCCCCATCGCGCCAAAGCACCGCCCAGGTACGCAGATGACGCGGCATTTCCCGCCAGTCCTCCACCGCTGCCGTATCACGGAAAACGCGCTCCGCGAATCGCCCATAAATCACCTTTGCCATTTCGTCATCCTTGCCCCATGCCTCAACCGTATCGAGCCCTGCACGCCGCAGGTACTCCGCACCAAGCTGCACCTCAAAGCGTGCCAGTGTGGCCCCGCTGGCCGGCAGCTTGCGCCCGGCCTGTTCCGCTGATTTGTCGTACAGCTTCGCCCGCACCCAGCCGGCCCGCTTCGCCCCGTAGCCCCAGGTCGGCCCGTAGCGCCCCATGATCGGCAGGAGTCGCCCCACCTTGCGGACGGACATCGCGTGGCAGAGCCCCGGATAGTCCGAGACCTCGTAGTTTCCCGCGAGGTCGACCCGCGTAATCACAGTGCCCTCGTGACCGTGCGGCGAACGCTGGCCCATCGCCCCGAAGCCACAGACGTCGAAATCCAGACCCTCAAGCAGCACCCGAGCCCGAGCGACGCACGTGGCGACGTTGTAGCCCGTCACGTTGCTTACACGCCCGAAGCGCCCCAGGTTGCCACTTACACGGAGCGTCCGACCGTCGCATCGCGCCCGGATGCTGGTATCGCTCGACTCGCATTTGATCGAGTCCCAGCACTGGCTTTGCCACTCCAGCACCCCGTCGGAATCGAGCTTCAGGACACGCCCGGACTCGCGCATCGGAGCCCCTTCGCGGTACGTATGCACAAGGGTCAGCCAGTCACAGCAGACCCCTTGAGCCCCGAAATTCTCATCCATGAGAGTTAGTTGCAGTGGTACAGACACTGCAACTGGCTTGCGAGCCCGGAACGCCCCGCTGGCCGGCAGGCATCCACCCCTTGCAGAAGCCGGTGACGTCGACCAGTTCGCCGTGATTCAGGCAGACGCAGCGCCCGGCAGCCGGAGCTGACGGACGCCGCGCGAACGCGCAATTCAAGCATTGCGCATGCTCGCTCACGCCCAGGCGCTCCCGTCGATGCCGCCGCAGACGTAGGCCACTTCTTCACTCGGAAGCCAGCTCAACCCCAGAGCGAACCCGGTGACCCCTTCCGCGAAGCCTACGAAGTAGGCGCGCCGAAGCTCCGCCGGAAAAGCCTTGGAGTTGCGCCGCGCGACCTTGCGCGCGCGCTCGTGCAGTTTGACGAATTCGGGATACTCGGCGGCGAACTCCCGACGCACGCTGAAGCCCTCAACAGCGACCTGCAGAGCCGGCGCGCCCATCACGCGGCCCTCGCCGGCGCGGCCTGCAGCGGCCGGAGCTTGAGCCGGATACCGACCAGGCCGAAGCGGCCGACGTACAGCGAAGTCGGGCAGACCTGATAGTTGCCGGGCGGGTAGGGCGACTGGCCGTCGTCCAGCGGAATCGTGATGCGTTCCGGGTGCGGCCGTTGCTTGCCATCCTTGTCCAGCGAGTACAGATACCCCTCTTGCTCGCGAATCGTGTAGCTCTTGCCCGTGCGCGTGCTCACGCCGGATTTGGTCTCGAAGCCTGCCGTCTGAACTTCCACTCTCAACATTTCGTGCCCCTTGCTGGTTGGTTGGTAGTCTGGAAATCC